CGCTATTCAAACGGCCCTCTCTGAAAACAAAGTACCTGGCGGAGTTTTTGGTCTTCCGCCAGACGGAGATAGAGAAGTAACGTATCGATTCCAAGGCGATGTTTATGAAGACACCGCTTACGACATCAACCAGAAGTCGATCGTTGTTCGAAATCTTCAGGAGCTAGGTGTTGACAGCGTGGAAGCGCTGCGTTACTTGTTCCCGGATAAAAGTGATTTAGAACGAGCGGAAATGTTGAAGGGTTTCCCCTTCAGAATGATTCAACAAACGCAAGCCGCACTACAAAATTTCCTGCTAACATTAAATCAGCTGATGCAGTCGCCGCACCCTCTTGCGCCGACCCAGCCCTTAGCGGCAGACCCGAGGTTAAATATAACGCCTCTCCTCTACCGCACATTCGATCACCTCGCGCAAGAACTAACCTACTCGGGCAGCTATGAGCCAAGCGATCCCAGCTTCGACCCCGAGCCCGGTCTCCCCGGCAGTAGCGGCGCCCCAGGCGGCCTTCTCCCCGGATATGGGCTCAACCGTCTACCCTCAGTGGGTGGCGCAAACCCCTACCCCGGCGGTAGCTTCGGCAACTACAGCCCAAGCGCCGTCGCCGGCACAACTGGCTACGGTCCCTTCTATCAACAGCCAGTCCAGCCAGTTTCCGTCAGCCTCCTCCCCGAGCAACCCGTGGGAGGCAGCGCTGGGCAGCCTGGACCGGATCGTCTCCCGGCTCTCCCCGTCCCCCAACCAGACAGCATCGTTAGCGCAGCTCCAGGCAGCAGCGCCGGATATTCAACAGAGCAATCTGGCTTTACAGGCCCAACAGCCCTGGGCTTACCAACCCCCTACGGTTCAGCCGACCTTATCCAACAGCGTCTATACGACCCCAATTTCCTCGCCGACTTCTACGGCGCAGGAGCCGCAGTTAAGCCAAGCAAGCGCCGCCGTCGTTAACCACTTCGGCCTCGAAGCGCCTGCGATCTTGAATCAGTATTCCACCACCCTGGAGGATGCGCTGATCCAACAGCATCAGACTCTGGAGCAAATTGCCACCCGTGGCATGGCTATGGAGCAGATTCTGACTGATCCTGATCATCTGGCTGACTACACCAACCGGTTCTTCACCGAGGTGTATCCCACCGATCTTCGCACTGACGAACAGATCGCTGCCGATAACGCTCGCACTGCTCTCCAACAGCAGTCCTATACACCCAACTACGATCAGGTGCCTGCTGTGCCTGCCGCTGCTACCGGCGGTCAGCGTACTCAAGACCCCAACGCGCAGTGGGAACAGTTTGGCCAGGTTATGAACCAAGCTCCTGATCAAGCTTGGCGTTACCTGAACAACATGTCTCCTGAGTCTCTGCGAGCCAAACTGTTGTTCTTGGATCAAGCCTGAGGTAGAGTTAGTTCAACGGTGTAAAACACCGTTCGCATGGTGGACGAATCTTTTTACCCCCGTCTGGACAACGGGGGTTTTTTATTGAGTGCATTGTTAAAAACTATTTATTAAGTAGACTGTTAAAAACCATTTATTACGATGCCTTTTAAATCAGAGGCTCAAAGGCGTAAATTCTATGCCATGCAGGAGCGCGGTGAAATTTCTAAATCTAAGGTAGATGAGTACGAAAAGAAGACCAAAGGTGATCTTCCTGAGCGTGTGAAAAATCGCGAGGAAGCAAAGAAAAAAGCTGTAAAATACAAAAAGAACAAAGGTAAGTAATCCGTGCCCAACTCCATTGGTCGCCGCCGTGGCGGAGAGAATACCGAAGTCGAGCAGCTTAAAAAAGAACTCGAAGAGCTTAAAGCTAATTACGCTCGGGATATAACCTTAATCGGCAGCGATATTCGTGCTCTTGACAGTCGAATCCCTGCCGAAGCTCCGACCGATAACACCGCTGTCGAAGCTCCGACTGATAACACCCCTGCCGCTTAGAATTAAGGCAGCTCTGGCTGCTTTAAATGTATATATCGTATCGAAATTACAACTATGATTCTGGGCCTCATCAGGTACAGACCGGACCCTCTCACCAAGGTTATGTCGTAGTCAGTTCTGGTATTCAAGATATCGGAGCAGACGTAGGTAGGATTGTCGCTGGCTCGCCTAGCTATAGCGGTACGTATTCGACCGCGTGGCGGCAAGTTCCTGCGGCGGTTTCTGGGTATTGGACTGACTACGAGAACGTCGATTACGCACCAAGCGGTGTTCTAAGCTCGTACCAGGGTTACCGACCCGTCACTGTTAATACGATTGCCGGCCGTAAAGTTCAGACTTTTACCGGACCGGATTATGGCGTCCGGGACGCAGGAAAATTTACGTACTTTGGAGGCTCTGCACCCGACTCTCAAGTATATGATCCGTACAATACGCCAACTGGTAACACAGGGCAGCAAGGCATAACCGGCGGCGGCGTCACCCACGGGCGATACGAAGGAGGCATCCTTACCAATTCGCTAGGTCCGCTGGGAACTTCTAATCGATCTGAATGGGTTTATAACCCGCCGGTGTACTGCAAGACGTATACGCAGACAGTTCGTACGGAAGAACCTGGGCTTATGTCCGTTCCTTTTAGATTCATGTATCGCGGCGGTGCGGCCAGATATGTTTCGAATTATGGCTTCATTTACTACCAACTGTCAGAGAGCGTACGCAATATGTATCGAAAGTTGGGTTAACGCTAAAAACGAGACAACTTTATGTGTTCTTAGCTTCTTTATCTATTAAACTTACTTTGTAGTTTCTGGAGATATCGACAGTGTTTGTCGATAATGATTTCCCGAAGCTTCTCGGCGCCGAACTCTACCGTCCGCACCCTGCGTACGTTGTCGAGATGGCTGCAGAGCCTGTGGTCGTTCATGACTTCAGCAAGCAGCCTGGCCAGACTGTGCAGTTAGACCGCTACAGGTTCTGGGGCAATCCGGGAAGCAAAGAGTCACGTGAGCGTACTGCAGAGCAGACCATCGGTACTGCTAACAGCCGCAACATCGTGAAGGACAAAGTGCTGGTGACTCTTAAGGAGTACACCGGTCCTGCTGATCCTTCCGATCCCACTCAGCCGAGCACCTTTAAGATTGCTCGGGAAACCCTGATCACTGCACAGCGCCTGCTGCTGGATACCGGTAACCTCACCGCTTTCCACCAGTCCATCGGTTCGCTGACTCTGCTCGACGACTATCGTCGTTGGCGTGACCGGGTGTTCATTAACGAACTCCTGAAAGCAGTTTCTAAAGGCCAAGCTTCCGACACCCAAGGTGGTTACTACTACCCTGGCGATCTTGCCGTCGGCGCTCTGACCTACGCCAACGCCGAACAAGCCAAGTTCGACGTTAAGGACGACCTGCTGCGCGTGGTGAAGAGCCTGCGTAAGCGTAACGTTCCTACTTATCAGGACGGTTTCTATCGCTGTGTTTGCGATCCTACCTTCCTGATGCACCTGCGTCAGAACAGCGACTTCCGTGAAGTGGCTCGTTATCCTGGCAACGGTCAGATCAACCCCCTCATGTCCGGTATGCAGCCCAACGCTGCTATCTACATGGGTCAAGGCTTTGGTCAAGCCAGCTTCGTGGCTGGTGAGCCCATCATGCCCACCGGTTTCGTGTTCGAAGGCGTTCGCTTCTTCGAATCGACCAACATGCCCTCTCAGAGTCAGACTGCCACCATCGGCGGCACATCGAAGTCTTACGAGAGTGCAATCGGTATGTTCTTCGGTCCCCAGAGCGTGGGCGTCGGTATCGGCGGCAACAACGCTCAGGTGCTTCTGAATAACAACGACGACTTCAGCCGTTTTATCATGATGATTTGGAGCCTGTACGCAGGTTTCGAACTTCTGAACGCTGATTTCGCCACCGTTGCTTACTCCTTTAACGCTTGATAGGAGGTACTAACGATGGCGATTAACCCTAATCAAGTGCAAGTTGCCAAGATTTATCCTGGTAACTACACCAACGTCCTGCGTTACTGGCACGACGAAAAGTCCGTTGTTTTCAACAACGAAAACGGAACCTCCGAAACTCTGACTAACCAGCCTATTGGCGGTCCTGTCGGTGTGGTGTTCCGTCCCGGCTGGATTGCTCAACAGGCAATCGGTTATGTTGATCTGTCTTATCAGGCCAACGGTTCCGTTAACCAGCTTGAGTCCTATGCTCAACCCTACGGTTCTGGTCTGAACGGGTCTAACCAACCCTTCAGCAGTGCCACTGTGATCATCCCTTCCCCGGATTATCACAAAGATGTCCGCGCCGACATCGCTGACGGCATTTCGGTGCCTTCAGGTTCTTTTGTGTACCGCGCTTCCCTGCGTGTTGATGGCGGCGACGTAATCAGCAGCGGCGTGGGCGGCGGCAGCGCCACCCCTCAGCTCAGCCTGGTTCCCGCAGTGAGCCAAGGTCTTCGCAGCGACGGCACTGTTGTGTCCGGTCAGTTTGGCGTGTCTGTAACCGGCGCTAACAGCCGCATTGAGAACGGTAGCAACGCTTCGGTGAACATCATCGACGCCAGCAGGATGTCTGCGCTTACTGCGGAGACCACCTGGAGGCTGTTTGCTACTCGCAACTTGGGCGGCGTTGTCGCTTCCGGTCTGGCTCTGGCTTCCGGCACTTTCGATCCTCGTGCTCGATCCGGTCGACTTGCCGGTAAGGATAAGGCTCTCGCTATCTGCGAAGTCTGTTGGATCGTGCCCGACACCGCGCCTAAGCGTGATGATCTGGCCCTCCAGCCCGGCGGCGTGGTGGAATCCACCATCTACACTTCGACCGTTCCTTCCTGATATACTCAGGTCGGCAAAGGGGACCCCTCCTCCGGGAGGGGTTTTTTATTGCCTTAACGCATCTGCATCATGCTTGAGGTCGGCAGGGGTACTTCGATTCCACGCAGGCGATTGCGGGCTTCCTGCATCAGCCGTTCTTTTTCCGCGTCGATCTGACCTTCAACAATTTGTTCTACCAGCTGCTCGGTATACATGCTGGGGTTGATCGTGCGAGCTCGCGCATTTAAATTTCGAATTATTTCGTTTTTGCTGAGCCCTTCTTGCCCGAGCGCTTTAAGGATCCCTGGGTCCGTAGCTAATTGAGTCACCTGAGGAATTGTTTCGGCTCCGCCTAGTACAAGCGACGTGGCAACTTCTGCTGCTGTGTTTAGTACAGCTGTTTTTTCTTTTTTTGGAGATTTTTTTGGAGACATTAGGAGTCCAAGGGGCAACCCAATGCCTACATCCGGAGCAACTGCGTATACAGCTCTTAAAGCTTTGCCTACGCCAGGTACTTGATTTGCAAATCTAAGTAAGTTAAAAGGGTTGGGCATGGTTCGTTACCTTTCCTCTATTCTAACTTTGTCCTATACTCTGCGAAAGTCGTATCTTTATGATGACTGCCACTGTTCCTCAAGACGTCACCTATACACCTAGTGGTGTTAAAGTAGATATTCTCAGTACTCATGATGACGGTGAGTACTTTATGGTGAAGTCTAAAACCACGGGGAAGGTCTTTTTCGCGCATAAAAATCAAATCGAACAAAAGGAAGTAGATACAGATTCAGAACAGGGCGCAAAACCTGTTAAGTCGCGACGGGGTCGTCAGATTGTTAAGCCCCAAGTGCCTGCGCCAAGTCGTTTCAACCTGAACGGCGCTACCCCCGAGCTACTGACGCAGATTCTTCCCGGCGTGGGCCTTAAAACCGCCAACGAGATCATCGAGTTGCGCATGTCCCTGCCAGGTGAGCGCTTTTCAAAACTGGAGCAGCTCCGTCAAATTAAACACATTAACTGGGATGAAATCCTCAGTGATGCGATCTACGTTGAATAATCCTTGGATTAAATAAATAAAGAGTACAATAGGTGTACTGTAGGCGTCGGTAGTTGTGGCCCAGTTTACACAACAAGAGCTAGAACAACTTCAAAGTTATTTAGCACAACAAGGCGTTGTTTTTCAGCCTGACACTACCGATGCCACTAAAAGAGAAGTAGTTTACGCTGCTGTTAATCAGCTAACGCGTAATCCTGCTCAGGTTTTTGGTTACAGACTTGATGACTTTAACTTTAGTCGTGTAACTTATCACCTAGGTTATAATATCGCTACTGTACCTGCGGGTGATTACTCTAGATTATTAGAAGCTTGCAACAGTATTCCAAGCGAATTTTACTACGACAAAATAATCCAGCAAGTAGAGCGCTGTGAGGAAGCTGAGCGCTTAACAGAACTTGCAGCTGGTCGCGCTACCAACCGGCAAGAAACAATTCTTGGCGATGTAAACCGTTCGATTAATATTCAAGATAAAACAGAAGTAGCCAAAGTCTGGCGGCAGAACTATCTATACGAGACAAATAGGCTCGCAGAAATGCTATATGTAGCCAACTACAAAGACCCCGTGGCATCTCGTTACAGATTTGAACGTAGTGGCGCAGAATTTATTCAGGCTATTCCTGGCCCACCTGATGTATCTCGTGCTGATCGTCTGTATTTCTACGCAGATTGGCGCTAATATAAACTCAGGCTAGGTCTTTAGGATGTCGTACAGCGCATACGAAAAAACCATCCGAGCGCTTGTCGAAGGCGGACTCCGGATGATCAATAACATGATTCCGGATGCGCCGAGCCCTCGGCAAATTCGGCAAACGATCCAACCTAGCTCTTCCGCTACTCCTTCCGCACCTACTGGTCCTGCTGTTCAACCGCGTCTAAACGTTCCTCCTGATCGATCCACTGGGAGATTTCAGCGACAACTTCCCGGCCCCCGCGAAGTTCCTGCAGAACAAATTCCTCGTCGCGCTGGATATCCCCAAGCCGATGTTCCTCGCGAAACTCTTCCGGCGCGTACTCCTGGTGTTGCTCCTGGACAACGTTCTTTACCTGTAGGTCAAGATATTCCCACGAGCACTACTGTTCGTCCCTATCCGATTTTAAGTTCCCCGCAAGCTCCTGAACCTGCCTTTGCTTACGGTAAAGAACTGATGCGTCGAGACCCTGAAGGGTATAACCGTATTCGTTCCATCGTCGAGACCACGGCTGCAGAGCGTGGCGTCAATGCTGACGACGTCATGGAAGCACTGTTAAGCACCGAGGGATTTGACTCTCCTCTGATCCGGCAGCTGGAAACAACTCCCACTCAATACCTGAATCGGGGCGGTGATCTTACGCGTTCGGTTGGAGGCGGTATGGCTCCTCCTGCAGGCGGCGCCGGTTTATCTACTGGAGGTCAGGGGGGCGCTCTCGCACGCACGACAGGTTCTGCAGTTGAACCAGGTATTCAACCCGTAAATGTTTATGAAATTCTCGGACGTGGAGTAGCCCTGCCTGAGGGATCTCCTATTGCGACCCGAGCTAATGCTATGGGCGGAATCAATACCGTTGATCTAGGTCAGATTTTTTCGTCTCCTGCTGCCGCTGGGGCCGCCGCAGCTGGCGGGACTTCTGCTTCCTTGCGGATGCCTGTTGCACCTTTCATCGGCGGCGGGATTTTAGGCGGTCTTGGTCTTGCTGCTTACATGTCCGGTCGTCAAGAACAACCCGAACAGCCTATTGCTCATGAACCCCTCGGAATTGCACTCCGGAGATCAGGCGTGGACATGTCTGGGCTGCAACCTCGATACCCTTCGCCCGGTGAAACGCAGCTGGGTGTGCCCACGGCGACTCCTGAATCTGGTGCCAATACTCCCTCTGTTACTGGTGCTCCTCTAACGGCTGCCCCTCAACCTATTGCTGGTAGCACCAACGCAATCCCAGGTACCGTCAACCCCAGTTCACTTAGCGCTCCTGCAGCGCCTTTTGCTCCTGGTCCGTCGGCTCCGATTGGCGGGCAAGCTCCGGCAGCTCCCGTCGGTAGCTCCATGGGGGCTGGGTCGGTACCGCAACTTATGGATTCGCGAGAATCCGAGTATCGTCAAGCAATCCAAAACGCAGCCCAGGGCCTCCGTCAAGATGCTTCTCAGTACCAGAACATTGGTGATTTTTACCGTGTTCAAGCGGCTTACGCTGGTGCTCCTGGCCGGTCGGAACAAATTATCGGCGCACTTAAAGGAATGGGCGCACCTGCTTCCGTCGGCATTGAAACCGAGGCAGCTTTAGAAACTTGGGCAAAAGCTAACCCCGACCTTGCCTACCGTCTGCAACTTCAAATGCAGCGTC